CGAATGTAGAACTACCTAATATGACCACTTGTGTAAATGAACGATAATTTAATTTAAGTATTTGTTGTTCTAGAATCTTTTGATAATCACGACTGTTAGCTTCTTGATTTAACATGACATCATTTTGCCATATTTCAAATACATTAGGTTTGATACCACGAACAATTTTATATTTACGACTTGCAATACTAAATTCTACTTCAACGACTGTTTCCATAGCATTGACTGTGTTAATTAATTGTGATTTACTAATTGTTCTAAATGGTTTTCCAAATAAACTAAAACATAGTGCATCAAGAACAGTAGATTTACCTGCACCATTTTCACCGATAATAAGTGTTGTCTCATTTCGGTCTAATTCTATTTCTGTAAATTGGTTACCTGTGGAAAGAAAATTTTTCCAACGAACCTTTTCAAAATGTATCATTCTAAGTCTAAGTCTTGTGCCTCTACATATAGAGACCTCATTTCATTTTTTAATCTATCCTTTTCTAAATCAATAGATAAATCATCAATATATTTGTTTAATAATGTTACGGTATCCTCAGTATTGTTTATGATATCATCTGATACTGTACTTGCATCTAAATCTGAAAAATCTTCAACAATTTTTATATCAAAAGCATCTGCTTGATATAGTCTATCTAAGAATTGGTCAAACTGATATAAGTCTTTTTTGTTTACTACGATTAATTTTACATATTTATTTTGATACTTTGTAATATCATGTTCTGAATAATTTTCTTTAGTATCATCATAATATATTTTTTCATATATGGTATATGGATTAACTATTCTTTCTAATGTTTTAGTTTCTGTGTCATAAATGTGAAACCCTTTTGGGTCTTCCCAATCACCCCAATAAATTTCGTAAGGTGTACCAAGATAATATATTTGACCATCATCTGACTTGTGATGAAAATGTCCACTCATGACTGTATCAAACTTTCTAAAAAATTCTTTTTCACGACCACCATGTGAATGAATTACACTTTTGTTCATTTGAAAACCATTGATTTCTAGATGACCCATACATACATCAGCTTTAGTTTCATCTATCATTCCCTCTGCATATAATTCATTTGTAGAATTTATCCACGGCATGAGTAATATTGGAAATCCACCAAAGTCTACTTCTGTTGCATCTTCGTAGATATGAATATTTTTATGTCTGTTTCCTAACAACTCTGTAAGTGAATTTACCTGACTTGTATTTTTATAATAGATATCATGATTACCCACTAACATATGTAATTCTATTTCTAAGTGTTGAAATGGTAATATAAATCTTTCTCTAAAATCTTTTGCAGTACGATAGGATACATACTTACGCCTATCAAAACAATCACCTAAGTGAATACATGTTTTAATATTATGTTGTTGTAAATATGGAAAAAATACTCCCTCATAAAATTGATAGAAGTATTCATTAAAATTTACATTGTCATTTCTTGCACCAAAGTGAGTATCAGTTATCAGTGCTATCTTCATTTTCTTCCATATATTGTTCTAGACCCTCAGGTAAATCTTCCACTTGTTTTTTCTTAGTTTTGTAAACATCTTCATCTGGTAACATTATATTAGGGTCAAATCCTCTCACATCATAAACTGTATCATCATTATCTAATGTTGTAAAAGTTTCATAGTTTTGTTTTTCAATTATTTTGTTTTTAATATGAGTTTGCTTTTTCTCTTTTTGAATTCTTCTTAAAAATGCATAGTATATAATTTGTGTGAAATATGCAAAAGGATTTTTTGACTTTTCTGGGTCAAAGTTATGTATGTATTGTAAACAGTTTTCAATGCCATCTGATACCATTTCTGAACGATATGTATAATTAATAAAATTAGGTCTATAAGATAAACCATTTGCAATCTTTAAAAAACACTCACCAATATAATTTGTTACAGGTGGAACTTCTTCTCCCATTTCTTCTGCATCCTTACAAGCGTCTTTCCAATCTTTCATAGCTTGAAGAAATTTTGCGTTATCTACATAATGTGCTTGTTTCTTTTTTGACATATTAGCATGGTACTTGGTTACACAACATATGTCAAGAATTATCTACACTTTTTATTAATTTATTTTTGCTTTTTTTTGCAAATATGCATTGACAATATTTGTTGTGACCATTATAATAGCTTTGTGTCCACCAGGGTAATACTATAGAGTAGCGCTTAATGTTTAGTATCTGATATAGGTAAACTGTCTAACTCTTCCTCTGATACTTCTATCTCCTCTTCATCTATTGGTGTTTCTTCATTTGTAGATGATATCTTTTCAGCATATTGTTTAAATAATTCTTTTACTTGTTCATTTGCCATATCTATTTCTTGTTCAGTGGCTTCCTCAGTAAATCTAGGTTTTAGTTTAATATGGTCTACACTAGTTTCGCCTTCTTTGTTAGTTACAGCATTCAACATAAATTTATAATAATTAACTAAAGCGTATGACGCATCACTTATTGCCACTATATTAGACCTTTCTAAATCAAAATTATCATCACTAGTGAAAGGTTGTAACCAGCGAGACAATATGAGAGCCTCAGTCACACCAGTCTTTGTGATTTTATTTCTAATCTCCATTTTTAATGGTTGAGATATGTGTAATACTCTTGAATCTAAATCTACATTATGACTTTTCATGCAAGTGCAAACTATGTCCTCTCCATTAGCTAGTTTTATGACTTTTGTTGTATTCTCGTTCATATCCTTATTTTGTCTATCTGATATTCAAACTGCTCCTCATTGTAAATATTTATTCTTTCTAGAAAGTGATTTAATGTAAAATTTTTTCTATCTTTATAACTAAAATCATCAGCAATATCTAAAAGGGTTGTGTGTATATCGCCTCTATCTGATTTACGCAACCCACGGCCGATGGATTGGAGCACTCGTATTCTAGACTTAGACGGACTTGCGAACACGACATTATGCAAGTTCCTAATATTAATACCAGTAGAGAATGTACCATACGACGCGATAATGATTGCATTTGTTTCTTTTTCTGTGATTGCACGAATCTTCTCCCTATCTTCTGTATCCACACCACCATGTATGAAAAAAACTTTTCTGTTAAAGTCTTTCATCAAATTATATAACACTAGCCCGTGTTTTTCTACTAGCTGATATAAACATAGTGTATTACCACTTAGGTTATCACAAAGTCTTGAAATAAAGTCATTCCGTGTCTTGTGGGATACTATGTATTGTATCTCTTCACTATATTTTAAGTCTTTAACTGCTTTACAGTCCTCTTCCTTATGTTTAAGTACAATACACTTAATTTTTAAACTTGCAAGTGTATCTTTATCAATTAGTTCTTTGGTGGTTGTTACTTTTTTAACTTTACCAAATAATCCCTCTAAAACTAGTCTATGTGTTTGTGTGCCATCTAATGTTCCTGTCATACCAAAACGATACTTACAGTTTATTAGTTTGGTCATAATTGTAGTTAATGATTTAGACTTAAATAAATGAGCCTCATCACCTACAACACATCCAAAATTTTCAAAGTATTTTTTATCTAGTTTATAGAGTGATTGCCATGTTGAAATAATTACAGGTTTATCTGTATCCTTTTCATGACCTTGATATATTCTATGTAAGTATTTATCATCCCATCCATAGTCAATAAAATCTGAATACATTTGCTCTACTAATGATGTAGTAGGCACTAGTATTAATATTTTTTTACCTTTTAGTAATAAATTATAGTATCTAATTAAAGCATAGATAATAAGTGATTTACCACTTGCAGTTGGTGATATTAACATACCTCGATTCTTAGATATACCGTACCAAATTGCTTCGCTCTGATAATCTCTAAGTGTTAAATCTTTACCTTTTGATTTAGGTTTTAGTGATTTAATAAACTCTTCTACATTATTTTTATCAACATTTTTTGTGTCATCTACATCATCATCAATGTCATAACCTATTTCGTTTCTGTCACAAAACTCTTTGATATAATCTAGTAGACCAACATATATTTTACCTGTCTTATCTGAGAATAATCTTATCTTACCATCCCACATTTTATTTCTATATGCGGGCATAAACTTATGACCAGGTACTTCAAAAGTAAAATACTGTACTAGTTCGTAGCAGATACCAGGGTTATCGCATTCTATTTTTAAATAAACTTCATTCAGTTTAGATATGTGAATTCTGTAATGTGCCTGGTTGTCCATAATCACCTCTTAATAATATATTCCATGATATACTAATTCTAGTTTTATCTGTTACTGGTACCCAATGTGTTAACCAACTTGGAAAAATTAAACCACCACCTTTTTGAGAATCAAATGCCAACATACTAGCATTTGACTGTGTTACCTTTGTAACATTTGTTTGAAAAACACTTGCCTGTGGTCTTGGGTCAAAAAATTGTATTTGTGAACCACCCTCTAGATAATACACGCCAGAAAAAATATTATTTGAATGTGTATGTGGTGGATGTACTTCACCTTTAATTAATTTATTTGCCCACATACCTGTCATTTCAATACTTTCATATTTGTAATTTAAATCTTCACATATTTTTTCAGTTATAATACCAATTGAATTTGCAAATTTTGGTATGT